GTCCCCTGAAAATCTCTCCCTTCCGCCTCTTTCTGGTGACTACTCCGAATGAATCTCGCGGTTTCCGTGGAAGTAGGCAGCGGATCGCCCCGTATCGGTGTGCTTCCTGATTCAGAATCCTTGTGGCCTGAGGTCGGGGTAGTTGCCCACAGCATGGGGATCATTCCGCGCCCCTGGCAGAAGTACGCCTTGGAAGTGGCAATGCAGAGGGATGGGGAGCGGTTCAAGTACCGCGAAATTGCCATCATCGCCAGTCGTCAGAACGGCAAGACCAAGATTCTCACCCCTCGCATTGGTTGGGCACTGAACAAGGGGCGAAGGATCATTCATACCGCCCAGAACCGGCTACTGCCGCGCAAAGTGTTCGTGGAAGTGGCAAAGCACTATCCACAGGCGAAGGTTCGCTATGCCAACGGTCAAGAGTCCATTGAGCTTCCCAATGGTGGCAGCTACATGATCGTTGCCCCTCAGAGGGGAGCGCGTGGGGAGTCCGCTGATGACCTGATCGTTGACGAGCTTCGTGAAATGGAAGACTTTGACTTCATCGCGGCAGCGGAACCGACGTTGACTGAATCAGAGGACCCTCAGGTTTGGTACCTGTCCAACGCGGGCACTGAGAAGTCACTGGTCCTGAATGACCTGAGGTTGCGGGGAATCGCGCAAGCTCCTGGGATCGCCTACATGGAATGGTCCGCTGATCCGGCTTACGCCGTGGATGACCGGCGCGGGTGGTTGCAGGCGAACCCTTCCATCGGTCACGGCAACAATTCGCTGGACAAGTTGCAAGCGCTGTATGACCGCTATCAGGCAGCGGGTGAGCTTGCTATCTTCGAAACGGAGCACCTGTGCCGTTGGGTGCAGAGCATGCAACCCCGGTTGGTTGCAGACGTCATTTGGCAAAGCGCACGTAAGCCCCTGGAATCCCCGCTAAGGCCTTCAATGGGGATCAGTGTCCACCCCAACGGTACACAGGCGTCTGCGGTCATCTCATGGCCTCAGAGCGATGGTTCTATCGGTATGCGCGTGGAAGCTAACGTGACCGGGGACCCGATTGACCTAAACAAGCTCGCGGCGGACCTGCTTCCCCGGGCAAAGGGATTGGGTGTGCGGGCAGTGGGTTACGACGGTTGGACCGATCAGCACTTAGCTCGCCACTTTGACGACAAGGTGTACGCGGTTGAAAACATCCACGGACAGGAATTCGCGAACGCCTCAGAGCGATTCGTACGTGCGCTCGAGAATGGTTCACTGCATTGGGAGTACGCCGATTCGATCAGTGACCAACTGCCGTACGTAAGTAGGAAGCAGACAACGGGTTCCGCCTGGATCGCGGACCCGACGGATCATCTGCGGCCCGTAACTGCGGTTATGGCTGCCATTCGTGCTGTGTGGTTGGCATCCAATCCCCGGGTGTCCAAGCCCGCGATCTATTAGGGACTTGACAGATTTGACACACTATGCTATACTGACATCATACGTATCTATATACGAAGGTGAGGACAGATGGCAAAGCGACGTCACGTATGGCTACCTGGGGGGAAGGGACGTTCCGACTTCTGTACGATGTGCGGACAGGATCGGACCCCTGAGGCCATCAAGCGCGGTTGCCGCCCGACAACCCTTCCCGGGTTCTGAGGGTTGACACCCGTAGGATAATCAACGAGTCTGGTGCAAGCGCGTTCCCAACGTGGCCATACAAGAAGCTCCCTGTTGACTTGTCCGGGGAGCTTCTTGTTGTCTGCACTCCTGCCGGGGTTCACCTGTTTGGGGTGTGATACATTCAACGGGTGAATCCCTTCGTCAAGATGCTCAGGAGTACGCGACTTCAAACGCGTGCCCTTGATTCTTTCGTTGACCATCCCGGGTTGACTGAGCAATTGCTACGGGTTCAAGGCAAGTCAATGACTGCCTGGTATCCGCCCAGTGTCGAGCAGGCGATGAGCGTTCCCGCTGTCTTTCGTGCGGTGACGATGATCGCAAACCTGATCGGTTCCCTTGCCCTGGAAGCATGGCGCAACGGGGAACGCATGATGGCGAATATTCCGGTACTCGTTTCGCGACCCGGGATTTTTACCACTCCCCGTGATTTCTTCAGGGACACAGGGGCGAGTCTTGCGGCCTTTGGTGAATTCATTTGGCGCGTTGTGGACCGCGATGATGACGGCTTAGCTCGCAAATTCCTTCTGCTTCCTACGCACGAAGTCGCGGTGTCTTGGAATCAGCGTCTGCCCATCGTTCGTGATTACGAGTGGCGCGGGGAGAAGATTGATACCGACGATATCGAGCACGGAACCTTCTTCAGGATGCCGGGAGCGTTGCGAGGGGTTGGTCCGCTGCAACTGTGCGGGGCAGCGTTGAGCGCAGCGGTGGAAGCAGACGCCTGGGCAGCACGATTCTTTGCCCGGGGTGGGGTGCCCAGTGTGCAACTGGAAACGGAAGCTAGCCTGTCGCCTCAGGAATCAAGCGACCTGGTAAATCAGTGGTTGGAACGGGCAGGGAACGAGGTCCGGGTTTCTTCGGGTGGTATCAAAGCGCAGCCGTTTATGATTGACCCGGAAACGGCACAGTTACTTGAATCGCGGCAGTACTCAGCGGCTGCAATGGCAACGGCCTTTGGAATGGATGCGGACCTTCTGAACGCGGCGGTTTCAGGAAGCTCACTGACGTATCAGAACGTCGGGCAGCGGTTGGACAATTTTATTCGTACCACGCTTGCCCCGAATTACCTTGAACCTATCGAGCATGGTATAAGTGAGCGACTTTCACGTACAACCGTTGCACGTTTCAATTTGAATGCGTTGCGAAGGGCTGATGTTAAGACTCAGGCAGAGGTTTACAGCACGCTTGTTACTGCGGGGATTGCTCCTGAGGTCGCGGCTGAAATCTCAGGGTTGGATTCATTCGTAGACACTTCTCCGGTTCCTGCTCCTGAGCCGATCAGAATTGAGGTTCCTAACTGATGGCGTATCGAATGGCGATCAGGCGTACACAAAAGCAGGTGGATGCCGAACGCAAAGCACAGGTTGACGTGGAAACGGCAGAACGTTCAGAGCTTCAGAAGCTTGCTAAGGAACGGGGTATTCGTGCCAACCAGTCAACTGAAGCACTGAGGGAAGCCCTGCGATGACCGAAATGATTGCCCTGGGGCAAGTGCAGGAATTTGACGAAGAGAAGCGGGAGCTTCTAATTCAAGTCTTGCCCTGGAACAAGGATGCGCGAACGGCCCGGGGTTACGAGCGCTTTGAGAAGGGTTCCTTTGCCGGTATCGATCCCTCGCGCTTTGTGCTCAGGCAGCGGCATCAGGACCCGCCCACAGGTCGCGGGATGTCGCTCGAGGAAACGGACACTCATCTTCTGATGCGGGCAAAGGTTGCAAAGACTCCTGCCGGGGATGAGCAGATTGAGCTTTTTCGTGAGGGTGTGGAAACCGGCGCGTCGGTTGGGTTTGAGGATGGTGAGGTTGTACGTTCAAAGGCGGCTGATGGCGTGCAGCGTTTGACTCATAAGCGGGTCAAAGCCGATGGTATGCTGGAAGTGAGCACAACTTACATTCCGGCATTTGGGCAAGAGTCCAAGGTTTTACAGGCATTTGAGCAGGAGACAGACGTGGACCAGGAAGCTTCAGCGGCAGAGCAGGAAGCACCTGCAACCCCGCGTCAGTTGACGATTACGCCTGAAGCGTTTTCAGAGTTTCAGGCAATGGTTGACCAGAAGATTGACAAGCTTGACGAGAAGGTTGCAGCGGTAATGCTTGGCGTTCCCGCTCCTGAGGATGCGAGCAAGGCCGAATTGAAGCGGCAGGTCAAGCTTCAGATTCGGGAGCTTGCCGACGTTGTGACGACTGGCAATGAGGGCGTGGTCCCTGATGCCATCGTCAATGAGATGTTGGGGCGTATCGACACCGGGCGCCCCTTCCTGAACAACACCCGACGTCTTACCACCCCGGCAGCGGGTACGCGGATTCTTCTTCCCCGACTTCAGCAGGGTCCGATTGTGGACACCCAGGAGTCTGAGAAGGCAGAGCTTGCCTCACAGGCGACGATCATTGATACCGTGGACTTCCCGATGATTACGGTTGGTGGCGCGGCTGATATCTCGATGCAGCTCCTGAAGCGGTCCTCGCCTGAATTCCGACAGTTGTGGTTGGACCTTCTGGGAGAGGCGTACGCGGCAGATACGGAAGACAAGGGACTTGACGCGCTGCTCGCAGAGTCGGCAGTGGTTGAAGGTGGCGAGCTTGACCCCGCTGCACCTTCCTTCGGTGGGGCGTTCACAAACGCTGCCAGCGCAACGGGTCGCACGATGTCGCCGGATCGCATCTTCCTGAGCACTGCCGCGATTGCAGCGTTCATTGACGCGGTTGAACCGGCAGGCGGCGGCGGACGTCCCCTGTATCCTGGTATTGCCAGCATCAGCGGCCTGGGCGGTGGCGGGAGTCTGCCGGGTGGGTTCAACCTTACCCCGGTTTGGGTTCCGGCCCTTGACGATGAGTCCGTTGATATCCTGGTTGGGCCTTCGCGGGCCTTTGCCTGGGCAGAGGATGGGACGTACACCCTGGAAGCAGACGTGCCTTCCAAGTTTGGCCGTGACATCGGCCTTGCCGGGATGATCTGGTACGCCCCGCTTTACCCGGCGGCGTTCACGTCCTACACCCTGCCTTCCTGATCGTGGCGGACTGGCCGACGGTAGAAGCAGTCAAGCAGTCTTTAGGGGTTACAACGACCGCTAAAGACGCTGTGATTGCTTCTGCCGTCAAAGCCGCTATTGAGCAGGTCGCGGTTGACCTGGGCTACCAGGACATTACGGTTTCTGAGGACTCAGGATCAGGTACTGAGATTGGCTACACCTTGACGGCAGGTGTGTTCATTCACGATGCCGATACGGGCGGCGAAGTTTCGGACCCGGTAGAAGTGGTCCCAACCAACAGCATGAGCAACGCGGCCCTGATCCTTGCCGTAATGGTTGTCAAAGCTCCTGATGCGCCTTACGGGATTGCAGCGGCCTTTGACCTGGGTGCGGTGCGGGTGGCATCGGACCATCCAACGTATACGAAGATGTTGACCGGGCAACGGGTTCGGTTTTCCGTTGCCTAGTCCGCTTGACCCGCTGATTGAAAGTCTGAAGACCAAAGATGGTTTGACGACTGCCAACCTGTCGGGGATACGTTCACAGGTGGTAGCTCCTGCGGTCATCTTTCGCCCTGATGAGCCTTGGCTAGAACCGGACCGCTACTGCACTTTTCAACAGCGCTACGTGGCAGTTGCTACAGTGTCAGCGGCAAGCGCTGAAGAGGGCGTGGACAGGCTACTTACGATGGTAACGGCGATCATTGAAAACCTGCCTGATGGGTGGGATTGGGTGAACGTCGGAGTACCGATCATTGATGAGTCAACCGGGACTGCATTCCTGGTAGCTCCGGTCAGACTTAGTTTCAAGGGAGAGGGCTGAAATGGTAGCTCCGATCATTGTCAAGAATCCGCTTCTGCATCTTCAGCCCTTGACTGACGAGGGTGCCGACGATGGGGCGCTTGTTGATGTGTCCTGTGATATGTCGAGCGTTGAGCTTGGAGTAGACACCCCTACGGTTGACGTGACGACCTTCTGCGGCAACTTCTCGATCCCCGACGAGATCACGATTACTGCCACCCTGGAAGTCACGGTCAACGCGGACACTGATGCGAATTGGTCCGCGATTGTGGGGAAGATGGTTCGGGCAGAGCTTTACGACCGAACCGATGCATCCCGCTATCGGACCTTTGACACCATTGTCCCTATCAACCCATCCCTGTACGGTCCCACAACCCCGGGAGAGGCCCGCACATTCAGTTTTGATGTTGCGGTTCTGTCGCCGGTTGCCTGGGTGGATGTCGAGTCTTCCTAATGACTGAGCAAGGTGAGGTCCACGTAATGGATGCGGTCAAGGAACCGGAGTGGTTGACCCGGGAGCAGATTGATTCAATCGTTGCCGGTATCAGTGCCGATGACCTGATTGAGTCCGGGTTGACCGATGCGGGAGAGGACAAGGGCAAGGCGGTCAAGGCCGCGAGGAACGCGTTCAATCTCGCGGCTGAAACGATGGGACTTAGCAACGGTACGCCCGCTTCCAAGCACATTCGGGTTACGGACCTGAAGTATTGGACTGAGGCGATCAGTGCGGCGGTGAACGTCGATAGCCCAAAAGCCGAGGATACAAAAAGCTAGCTCAGTTTTGCCGCTTCTGGCGGATGACTCCGCAAGAGGTTCGGGCAATGAGCGTTGACGAGTATCTTGCCTTCCTGGGCGTAATGGATGACTACCGACGTGAATTAGAACGGCAAGCACGTAAGAAGGGAAAGGGCCGTGGATAGGGACCTGGCTTACGGCAAGCGCGTTCTACGGCGTATTGAAGACGAGCTTCAGCATCCCGATCAGCTAGCGCACGCCTTCGCGGAAGCGGTGCTTCAACAGGCGGTGTCCAAGGCGGCAGGACGTCCTACGCCGCAAGCTCCCATGGCAGCGGGCAACTTGATGGTGCAGGGTTCCGAAATCCTGCCGTCTGCCGGGGGACCCCCTGAGGTCGTGGCTTATAGCGCGGAATTCGGATCGAGCATCTATCTACAATTCCATAGGCCTTCCAATCCCCGG